TTCAAAGCGTTGGTTGTCTCCATGCCCCGTTGCATCTCTTGCATCTTCATCTGGTTCAACGCGTTCGTCTGCCGGTTCTGCTCCAACTGCTGCATCTGTCCGTACTGGACAAACGGGTCTGGCGCTTGCCGGAATTGCGCCCCTTGAGCGATAAGTGCGTTTAGATCAGCCATGATTTTTCCTTAAACGTATCCCTGCGGGTTGCGTACACCGGAATACGGGTCTATGTCCGACCGTTGAGGTGCCATATACGACGGTTGACCAACGGGAGATTGATTACCAAAACGATTCAAGTAGTCAGTGAAGTTTTGCTGATTCTGGTACGAACTCGCCATCGACCCAAGCGCGTTGTTTAACGTATTGCCCACTCCCAACTGACCCGCCGCCATTGCTTGGCCCCCCTGCATCATCAGGTTGCCAGCGTTGGTTCCGTACTGCCCCGCAGCAGACCCTTGGTTAGACGCAGCAGACTGACCGGAAGCCATCAAGTTGCCCAACGGCTGGAGTTGGTTAGATCGGTTTGTTTGGTAGCGGTTGAATGCGTTCGTGTACTCTTGCGACCCCATGTCCTGCCCGTAGCGCGTTGCGGCCCTCAAAGCCCCACCAGAAATCAAACCGCCTCTAGCCGCCGCAGCCCTGTCAAGTACCTTCTGTCCCTCGCTCAATCGGAACGCATAGCCTGGGTCTTGCTGGAAGTCGGCCATGCTGAAGTCACGCGCATACTTGCCAAAGTCAGCGCTTTGCCCCGCCGCAGCACTTTGCGGGGGTTGGTAGTTGTTCATGGCGTTCTGGTCGCCTTGACGCGCCGCAGCCATAGCGCGAGAAAGCCCAGCCTCGTCAATCCCTCCAGCCGTTGGCATCATGCCACCTTCCCGCCCAAATTCAACTTGGCCCGGTCCAGACGTAAACTGCTCCGCCAACGCATCTCTGAGTTCAGCGTCACTACGCATGTACGGAGCGCCAACACCACCACCACCGGCTTGCGCTGGCATTCTTAGCCCGAGCAACTCCATCAGACGGTTTTGCCCAGCTAGGCCAGCCTGGCGGTAAGGCTCTTGCCCCGCCATCTGCCGGTCGAACATCTCCTTCTGCAATGCCGCAGCGCGGTCAGCAGATGCTGCTTGAGTGCTGGCCGCATCGCTTGCGCCGCTAGCGGCCAATGCACCGCCAAGAAGCGATGACCCGCCCATAAATAACGTGCTGGGACTAATTGGATCAGGCATGACTGCTCTCCCATTCATCAAAAGTTTCAAAAGCGTAGAACTCGCGGATTTTGCGGGATACCTTACGCATATGCTCAAAACCACCAATCAAAAACGCAGTGGCAATGTGTATCTCAATCCCAAAGTTTCTGATGTGAAACGCAAGGTTTCGGAGGTGCTTTTTCTCGCTCTTACACATCTCGTTTGCATCGTGAAACCCATTGATTGACGCCATGATCAACGGTTGGTAATAGGTGTAGTTTGCCATAAACCAAGGGTTTGACGGGAGAGAAAACATCAGGGAGGTAAACACCCTGTTTATGTGGTTGCTTTCAATTTCAACGTCTTTGTCTATCAAATCATCCCAAAGTTCTACGGCGTCAAATAGGCAGTTCAAAAAATCAACTGCGTGCTGGTTGCCCAAGCACCAGGTTCGTTTGTTTGTTTGATTGGCTACCTGCCATTCTTCGGACATGACTGGCATCTGTCACTCCAGCAACAGGTTGTTGTTCGCAGCGGCTTGCATGATGACCCAGTTGGTGCCGTCCGACACCATCGTCGCCCAGTTTCCCACAACATCCAAAAGAATCGCAGTACCGGCGCTGGTGCTGTCAAGCGGAACAACATTACTTGATGCTGACACCAGAGTCTGCGGCTGCATGTTCTTAAAAATCAACTGCCGCCCGATCCATGCAGACGCTGTCGGCAGCGTGACCGTACAGGTTGAGCCAGACTTGTTGTTGATCAGCCAGGCTTCGCCAACTGCCACGGTAAAGTTGGCAGTCTTGGTAACCGGCGCGGACACCGTATTGACCACTGGCGTTGTCCAGGTCGGCGTACCCGCCCCGGCGCTGGTCAACATCTGACCAGACGTACCCGCCAAAGTAAACGCATACGCCGTGCCCGTGCCGTAGGCAATACCGCCTGCCGTGGGGGTAGCTGTAGCGTTTGTGCCCCCGTTGGCGATTGCAAGCCTTCCAGCAAGCGTTACAGCGCCCGTGGTAGCCGTGGCAGGGGTCAGGCCGGTAGTGCCTCCAGAAACGCTTAGAACGCCCGTGTTGGCTACCGTGATGGTGCCTAAGCCGTTGGTAACCGAAATGCCTGCGCCGATCCCTAGCGTGTTAAGCGTGTAGCCCGTGCCGTTTCCAATCAGCAGTTGCCCGTTGGTTGGAATTGTTCCTAGACCCGTGCCGCCAGAGGTGACGGGAAGAATGCCTGTTCCTTCGCCGGTGAAGGTGTACAGGCTGTAAAACCAGCGATACCACTGACGCGATATCGCACCCGTGCGCTCGTCAATGATCGGCACCCGTGGCGGGGTGATCTGGGTTTGGTTGCCGACAGTCATGCACTAGTCGGGCTGAGTAGCAATTCAGCCCCCATGATTGCTATTTTGTTGGGATCAGTACCGGAGAGTTCGTACACCCGGTCGCGCAGCTTCAAGGTCATACCCAACCGACGCCAAAAGGTTCGGTGCCCATACGCGCCAATTTTGCCAATTGACGACCAATGCTCGTTAGACCAAGTGTGACCACCGTCATCTGACCAGCGCAGCATTACCTGCGGGTCATAGCCTGGCGCAGCAGGGTATGAATTGGTGACTAAGTTGTACCCAGTAATATCGGTATCTGACAACTCGTACTGGCCCAAAGGCTCAAAACCGTCCCCTGCTTCGGTGGTTAAAGTAACCCCCGATTGCGTAGCTAAAAACGTTTGCACGTACTCAGCCACAAGGTCTAACCCCGCCTCAGTGTCAATATTTTCGCTGGCATACGCAGGGTACAAATTTAGCCCAACGCCTGCTTCACAGTCCAATTGCAGACTGTGTTGCGCCGTGCGCTTCAGATTGTTCTGGCCGGTTGGCAGCGCCCTCCACGACCGCAGCCACTTCTGAATGCCGCCATTGTCAGCGTACACATCTAGGTCAAACCGATAGATGTCGCCGCTTTGGAAGTCGCCCACAATGATGTTGCCGCCAAAGTTGCACTGGCAGTTGCTGCGGTGGCGCATAAAGTCGCCGCCATCAAAACCCGCACGTTCGTGCCAGACTTGGGTGGATGCATCGTAGACCCAAGTTGCATTGCCGCTTGGAAACGTCAGCACGTAGAAGGCATGGCCTTCTTGCTGGTAGGTGTACGCAATCGCGTCTGCAATGTTGCCGTACTGGGCAATTGCGTACTCTATGGCGTGGGTAGAAATCCTAATGCCCACATACCCGTTGGCACGGTATACGATGCCTTGCCCCCGAGCGTCAGTGCCGAGCCAAAACAAGCCGTTGTCCAACTTGGCAATTGAGAACGCAGCAACGCAACCAATCTCGTTGAACGCGCCTTGGATGCGTTGTAGTGGGAAGTCAGCGCCGCCAATGTTGTACCAGACCTCTACCGAGTCGGTGCCAAACACCCACAACTCACGGTAGTTAGAAATAACCGCCACCACACCATCGGGTGCGCCTTCAGCGCTGGCAAAGTCCAGCGGATCTACTGAAGTGCCATCTAGCAATTGAGACACCCAAAGAATTTGGCTGTTGGGTTGGTTAAAGACAAAATACCCGTCCAAGTAAGCGACCGTCACCGCTCCAGCAAAGTCAGGGTCGGTGATCTGGGCGAATACGTTGGTGGCTTCGTTGTAGATAAACCCGTCAGGATTGGTGGCTAAAAATAGCTGTGTGCCGTTGTCCGCAATGGACACTGGGCCGTTGCTGGTGGTCAAAGTTCCTAGCAACTGGGGCGTAGCAGTCATGCTAGTCAGCTTGTAAAGGCCAGAGCCAGAGACAACAAAGAAGTCGCTGCCGTTAGTCTGGTGCGCCCACAGCGCCCGGATCGGCCCGGTGCCTACGGTCTGTAGGAAGTCAAGGCCAGGTGCGCGATTCAGAAAGCCGGGTTCCTTGCCGCCTTCGGGGATAGCCTCTGGAAACAGGTTGACCATGCGGTTGTTCGCAGCGTTGATACTGCGTGCAACATAGGCCGACCCAAGAATCGGCGTTTTCATTAAGCGACTGCCGCGCCACGCAATCCAACGACCCACCAGTCCGTACCAGCGAACTGGAGAGTCACCGAATCGCCAACGGCATTAAATGTGATTGTGGTTGCGCTGCCAAGGTTGGTCGGGGTCAAAACACCAGTATCGCCGCCAGCGGCTTCTGCAACATAAATAATTGTCTTAAGTTGGCCTTGTGCGCCATCTGCAAGTGTTAAAGCATTGCCAGCGCCGGTTGAGGTGAATGCGGTGGCAAGACTGGTAATATTTACCGCGCCTGCGCCACTCAATGCCTGAACCGTTCCTGATGCGCCAGTGCCACCATTTGCGACCGGCAGAGCACCAGTGACGCCAGTTGTCAACGGCAACCCTGTGCAATTGGTAAGCACTCCGGACGTTGGCGTTCCAAGAATTGGGGTCACCATAACCATGCTGGTCGAGGTGCAAGCAGAAATAACGCCGCTAGCTACTGTTCCTAGCGCAGGCGTTACCAAGGTGGGGCTGGTGTTAAACACCAACAGGCCTGTGCCTGTTTCGTCCGTCAGCGCAGCCGCAAGATTTGCGCTTGATGGGGTTGTCAAGAATGTCGCCACATTTGCAGCCAAACCAGAAACGCCAGTCGCAACAGGCAAGCCCGTGCAGTTGGTCAAAATGCCAGAAATTGGCGTGCCAAGCGCGGGCGCTACCAATGTTGCGCTGGTAAACAGCAACGCGTTAGTAAGCTGTTTTGTCGTGCCTCCTTGCACAATTGGCAAGACATCACCAACGGCAGCAGCCGTGGCTACAGGGAGGGCAGAAATTGCAATAGTAGCCATGTTAGTAGTTCCCGGCAAAAATGTTAAACCGCTGTCTGGACGACACAATAGCGTAAGGCATTGACATCACATCGTCAGGGTTGTTGATGCGCTTGATGTTGCGCTTGCTGGTCATGGCGATGCGCCGTACTTGTGGGCTAGGCTCGACACCAAACTCAGGTGCAATTTCCATCGCCAAGTTAAAGACAAACGCACGAAGATAGCCAGGCGGGAACAGGATGTTGGTCGCCAAGGTGGCAGGCGTTGTCAATTGTTGAACGCTGATGAAGTGCCACTCCAAGTCCCGTGTAGGCCGAGGGTAAATGTACATGTCAACATCTGGGTACGTCATGTTGACAAAAATGACTTGCGGGTACGTGCTGGTTACCGTCTTGACCGCAATCCCGTTGTACTGCTGCTGGTTAATGAACTTAATGCCGTAGCTGACGTTGGTGCCCGGGTCGCGGTAGTAGGTAGCGTCATCCAACAGAACAGGCCTGTTGCCCACAAAGTTGCCTGTTGGGCCAAGGGTACGGTTGATCTGACCAGCAGGCCAAGTAAAGGTCTGGTCTTGGGTGCTGAACACCGACAACCGCTCAGTGTTCCAACTGTCAATCATCTGGTCGAGCGCCGTCAACGAATCTTGCGAAACTTCCGCAGAAGACGTTTCTCCCTCAGCCAGCACACCCAACAGTCGCAGCGCCCGGTTGATTTGATCGCCAGCGGTGTAAATCGCCATCTTAGACTCCTTCTGCTACAACCCTGCGCGTGTACCTGCGCTTTACTTCCAGCGCGTTGACGGGAGCCGCCTCATCGACGACAGGCGTATCCTCAGTATATCGCTTCCAACCGTTCTTCTCGTCGTACTCAGCTTCCAAGTCCATCGTTGCGACTTTTCTACCGTGGATCGGATGCGCCAAGTAAATCACTGCCATTTGTGTTTTCCAGTTGTTTTAGCCAATAACCGCAATCCTGCAACGCACCAAGCGTTGCGTCCAAATCTGAACGCAAACGCTCGGCTTGTTTTTGCAGACTCTGCACCCGCTCCATCACTACTTCACGGGTGATCATCTTTAGGCAGCAATAGCAGCAGTCACATACAACGGCAGATAGCGAATGCCATCAGGCGTGACCACTTTAATCGCTTGAACTGGACGGATTGTTGGCCCCGAAGTTGTGTCTTGCAACAGCTTACCCGAACCTTTAGTCACACCGGCCAGGTTAAACAACGTCCCGCTTGTATCAAATGTTGCCTTGTCAGCGCCATAGGAACTCAAGTAAAGGAACGATGTGTTTGTGCCGGTAACAGCGCCAGTTGGCATACCAATTTCACACTCCATTGCAGCGTAGGTGCCTTGGGTACAGCCAGCAGACAAGACGATTTCGCCAACGGTGCCAGAGGCCAGACCAGTTACGCGCCCACTTGCGCCAAACTCCAAGTAGCCATATAGGCCATTAGCGTAGGCACCCAACGCCACGTTTGCTTCCAAGTCTGATTTGCTTGCCCAGCCCACAGCCCCAACACCCGTAAGGGTAAGTGAAGTCGAAAGAGCAGCAGCGTTGCTACTCCCGGTGGTTGAATTTGCAACGTCAATAGTAACCGCAGCAGTTGACGTAACCAATCCAGTAACTGCTAGCGTGCCAGTAATCGTAGAGTTGTTAATAGTCGCGCCGTCTAGGTACGGGTCTTCATATGCAACACCAACAGGTTTTGTATTTGTAGCCATGATTGTTTCCTTTAAAAACAGGGGCCAAAACCCCCGTTAAATTTAGGCAAGACGGTACACAGTCCACGCGCCAACCGAAGTCAAACGTGCGCGGAAATGAGCGCCGATACCGGACGCAGGCGTAGCACCCGACCCAACCAAAGTCCAGCCGGTATTGACAGTCACAGTACCAACACCAGAACTGGTGCTGATAAAGAAAAAGTCAAAAGTGCTGCCGACTTTAGCGCTGCTAATTACGTCATCCACACCACCTACACCAGCAACCAGAGGAAGCTGGAAGTTGTTAGCGTTAGTTTGTGTGTATACAACCAAGCCACCTTCGAGTTCAGCCACGGTCAGAACAACGCCTGCGTTAGCTGTGTAAATTGCAGGGGCAGGCTGATAGCCCAGAGTAGCTTCATTAAGATTGCCGTCACCAAGTTGGTAACCGCCGCCGCCATTAGGGAGTGCCATGATAATTTTCCTTTAAATATGTTACTGATCAACCCCAGATGCGGCAGGCCATCTGTGGACGAATGGTAGAGAAGCCATACAGCACATCAATACGGCAAGGCATACGGTCGTTATTGATGTCGTACTGACGCACAACGCGCAGGCTGATACCGTTGTGAACAGCGCGTGCAGCCATATCAACGCCTTGGGGCATCAAAAGGTCAGCGGTAGCAAACGTGATCGCGTCCTTGTGGTAGACCAAGTTCTGTGCGTAAGCAGTAGAAGCAGTTCCAACAAAGGTTACAACAGCGCCCGTAGCTGGCAGAGCTGTCATGGTCGCCAACGCGTGGGTAGCGGAGTACATAGCGGCCACAGTCACGGTCCAAGTGCCAGACGAAGCGGTTGCGTCAGTCAGAGCCACGAACTGGAACAGCGAACCAGTGGTTTCACGGGTTTGCGGATTCACAGCAAAGACGCTGCCACAAGTAAACACATCACCGGCCTTAATGGTCGTAGAAACCGAACCCTGCTCCAACAGAATGGTGGATGCGCCTTCGCTTGTCACACCTGGCGTCTTCACCAAAGTAGACACAGCAGCGTCACGCGAACCCGTGGTGTGCTGCTTGATCGACTGAGACATATTGACTTCGTCAAAGCCCAACACGCCAGTGCCCATCATGCCGTTCTTAAACTGTTTGCTAATGGTGTCGGTGGGATTAAACAGACCTTTCATGCCTTCAACCAAACCAGCGTTTGCAGCGGGGTTAACCGTTGCATAGCGGGGCGTCATCACGGCAGCGTTCTCGTTCAGCTTCTGCTGAGCTTGCAACAGCACCAGAGAGGTAGAAGGAGTCGTGCCGGGGGTGCCGACCGTGTTACCAATGGTTTTGTACGCATTGGCAACGTCAGCATCAATACTGGACGCCAACTGGCTAATACGTGGCTTAAGCACACGTTCTGCGAAGTCGTCCAACTGCATCGTCAGTTCAGCGGAGGTGAAGTTCACGCCGATATGCTTTTGGGTGGAGACAGTCAAGGTGGTGAACTGTTCGTTGTCGTCTTGAACTTGCAGGGCAGCACCGTCAGTGACCAGAGCGCGGTCAGGCAGGCGAATACGCAGAGTAGAACCGATTTTGGCACCACTGACAGCAAAGCTGTCGTCGTACTGACGGTTTACGTTGCGGGTAAGCACCAGGTTGTTTTCGAGAATCTCAAGCGCCTTGCGCGTGATCATGTCGATGGTAAGAATCGAATTAGCCATGAAGAAAATCCTTTAAAAGTTAGCGGGTTTGCGCTTCCCACTTTTTCCGTTGTCGTGCCCTATCGGCTTCAATCCACTGCGAGGCCGTCATGTTCTGGGTAGAACGCGGGTCCGTAGTGTCATAGGCCGGTGATCCAGTGGATCGGGCAGTAACAGGCGAAATCGGCGCTGGCGCTGATGTAGTACGTTTCATCGGAGGGTCAGACGCCAACTTGGCCTCAATCCTTCCGATTTCCCTTGCCTGGACAAGCGGGGCTAGGCGGGAGATACGCGCTGCGTCTTTGGGGTTGGTTCCGAGATAGTAAGCTAGCTCAGGTCCAACGTCCGAAGACCGAATCGTATCAGCCATCACATCAGTAATCGTCAGCTTGGGGTTGTACGCGACCTGTTCAAAGTCATCGTACTTAGCCCGTGCTTCCTCTTCCTTGTCGTGATAACTCTCAAGAACTTGCGAGTGCTGCTTGGCCGCTTCCCGTTGCGAAATCAGTTGTTCGGCCTTTTGGTAGGTCAACGCATCGGCGTAAGCCTCTGGCGTTTCAAACTGATCCGCAGACTGTGCTGCCGGAGCCCTCAAGGTCTGCGTTTCCGCAACCCTCTGTGCTTGTTCCCGTTCCCACTTTCGTTGCTCTCTTGCGAGGCGTTTTCCAATAGCCGCATCAAGTTCCTCTTGCGAGAAGGTCTTGGGTGCTTCTGCTTCCGGCGCGTTAACTTCGGGTTCAGGTGCAGCCGTTGCCACCTGTTCCAGCGCGGGTTCTACAACCGCTAGGTTCTCTTCCGACATTTTTCGATTCCTAAGAATCCCTGATGAATCGCATCAGTACGTTTTGTCAGCATTATGCTGGAATTTGCGCTGCTTTATATGCCGCAACAACAGCAACCGTATGCGTTGCCGCACAAATACCCTTCACACGGCCATCCTGCTTGCTGTAGTCATCGCCTGGGGCAACAACGTGGCGGTGGAACGTGCCGCTGATCTGCTTGCCATCTTCCATGATGGCGGTCTTGGTGCGAACTTGCACAGCGCCATTTTCCACAACTTCAATCAGATCAACAGATACAATTTTTTCCAACATATCAATTCCTTGTTTCCAGCTTGACCATCTAGTCAAACATTAAGGTTTCCAGTCAGCCGGACTGATACGGTTTACATACAATCAACTGTTACTGATGTTATTACATAAGCATTTGAAACTGAGATTGCAATGTATCTGGCAGCTACGCTTGCGCCTGAAGTGCCGCCAGTTGGTGTGTCTAAGGCAATTGCTGGCGCAACATTGGGCGCATTGGCAGATGTTGGCACTTCATACAAAGCCGTGATAACAACAAAATCTTTAAGCCCTGCGCCAATATCGTCACCATATCGAACAGCAGAATAGAAACCCGATTTGATGTATGAGACACTACCGCTAGGGTTTGTTTGTGCGCTAATTCCAACTTGGGCATTTAAGAAACCATTGGTAGGAATCTTGATGTATTGAACACCAGTCCCTGCAATCCAAGGGCCAAACCACTTAGCGTTTGAACTGGCGTAAAACGTAGCTGTTGAACTAAGGTTAAACAGTGGCGTAATTGAGTCGCCAGTATTTGCCATTGCGTTTACAACCAAACCAGAATTGTTGCCACTAAACGTAATAAGTTGAGGCGCAGAAATCGAATTCCAGTTATTGTTTGTAAAGTTTATTGTGGTTGTTTGTGCTGCTGGCGTTTCAATGCAAGTAGTTACATTTGTCTGATTTAAAAATGAGTTGCCGGAAATATTGACGTTATGATCTGTCCCTGTAATGTAAGCAGCCCTAGCCGTGTTTCCTTGTGTGTAAAGCACGTTTGTTTTTAGTCCATCAAAGATGTTGTCAAAAAGATCAATTGTGTTATTTGTGCCACCGATAACAATTGCGTGCGCTGGATTGTTTCTAAAATTGCAGGACTGAACAGAAAAATCGGAATTACTTGCAGCAAAAACAATTGATCCAGTATTGGTCACAAATTGACCGTTGTAAGAAAAAGTGCAATTACTGATGTTAAAGTTTTTGACTGTTTGTGCGTTAATAGGAGCGATATAAATGTCATTGATTTTAGAGAAATTAAAGTTGCAGTTTGAAAGAATCGTGTCGTACACGTATGCGTAAACCAAAATTCCAAAAGACTGGCTAAAAAAGAAATCGCAGGAATCAATGACGTTTCTACTTGACCCGCTAAACTCGTTAACGATAATTCCGGTACTGCAATTATCAAACACGCAGTTATACATTTGCAAATCACCACAATGGATGTTCATGCCGTATGGCGCTGTGGTGATAAACATATTGTAAACATTGATACCAGCAACCGCGCCCGTATCAACAACATACCCGAGTGAATTTGTAGAACCACCTTCTGTACATAGATCAGAAATACTTGGCGGTAACCCACCACCCGATTGAGTTGGAACTCCGTTATAAACGCCCCATCCCATCAAAAATGTTGGGCCTGCGCGATTTACTACAGGAATAAAAATTCGTGCAGGGCCATCACCCGAACCTTTAAGGTGCATACCTTTTTGAATGTAAACAGTGCCTTCAATTAGATAATTTCCAGCAGGGACGATAACTGTTCGTCTTACACCATTTTGTGAATTGTCAGTTATGACAACATCGTAGTTTAACGCTTTATTAAATGCTAATGTGCTATCAACCACACCAGTAGGATCAGCACCATAGTCCAACACATTGGCTGGCGCGCCGGTGATCATTGAAAAAGAAACTCTTGTTAACGACATTTTGCGTTCCTTAGATTGAACGATTAAGCTAATCTAGCTTAGTTAACTATGAAACTCTGTAAGATATAGTTGCTCTTACCAAGGCAATAGTTGCAGTAGGCCAATCAGCTATTGTTATATTTCCTGGAAGTACTGCGCTTTTACCAAACTCAACATATAACTTTGTTGTCCCATCACCAGTAAATCTTGTCCATAATGAACCAACTGGACTTAGCGTAATGTTATAGACGAAAACTGCACCTATATTTAAAGATGCGCTACTGCAAGCAAATGGAAGACCAGCAATAATAACATTTCCACTTCCTCCAGCTATTGTGCTTGTATACAAGTTAAAACTAGCGGTAACTAAATTGCCAACTTTTGTATATATACCTGATTGTTGCGAATAAGTTATCGAACTAGGGTTTGAGCCTTCTCCTTCTAATACTGGTGTCCAAGTACCTTCCTCATAGTCAGCCAGCAACTCGCTTGTGCCTGATCCAGCCGTTGCTGCAAAGTCAATTCCAAAACCACTTGCAG